ATGAAACTTCCACGATGCGGAAATAGTCGGCGCATACCGAATGAATATCCAGGCATAGGGGATGGATATGCATGGGTAATGCATGGTCATTCACGCATTCAGGCTTGAATAGGAGCGTTTTTCTCAGAATGAATGGGAACACCGTCAGTTGTAGGCCAAATAGTATTCCCAGGCCGGCAAAAATGTTGACCGTATTTGGAAAGAAATGGCGGTAAAATGGAAATATATCGAAGAAAACGGAGGTGCTTTTAGAGCACAATGGCAACAGGACCATATTTGAAGGAAGTACGGAAGTTCCTACGTACGGCTGACTGGCTTACAGAGGAACATGCGCCGATGGTTGTCCACCTCAAGTCACTTGCATCCACTTTGGACAAGCAGCTTGAGGAGAACGGCGAAATCTCACAGGGAATCGCGGGGGTTTTCGGTGTGACATGGGGTCGCTTGAAGAAGCCTGAAGTTAAGGGCTCTGCAAGGAAGGATGAAGAGTCTGACCCAGACTTGCAGTTCAGTTGAGTTGTAAGTATGACCAATGCTCCAGCCCATCAGTCACCTTGCATGGCTATTGCTTGGCTCATGGCTGGATGCCAACGCGCTACACACCATCCCTTACCGGTACTGAGGAGTTTGTCACTGATGGAGACAAACTCCTCAGAGTCATTGACAAGTACTGGAAGGAACGTGACGTAGCAGGGCAATTCAACGCTGACCCATTCCAGCGCTGGATTATCAGGCATGCCCTGGAGCGCTACCCAGACGATTACCCAGACCCAGAGCTAGCAGGCCGCCTACGTTGGCGTCAGTACTTCGTCAGCATGGGTGTTCAGAACGGTAAGTCAACGATTGGCGCAATGTTTGGCGTCTACGGCTTGCTGTTCCATGAGCACTCACCTTTGGTGCTGTCCCTTGCACAGTCCAGGGAATCAGCTAAGGAAATCTACGAGCGTGTTGGATACACGGTCAGCGCTGTTGCTCAATTCAGCAAAGCAGCGAGGGTTACCAAGGGGTCTGGTATCAGCCGCAAGGGTGTGCCAGGCAAGTACATCATCAAGGCATCTTCTGAGAAGGCCATCCAGGGTCTACCGGTCTCTTTGTGCATCTACGACGAAATGCACCTAACGACTGAGGCTCTGTTCAATCAGGCAAAGAAGCGAATCAGCGCTAGGAAAGACGGAATCATCATCGGACTAACAACCGCTGGTGATATGAACTCCAAGCTTCTCTTGGGGCTCTACAAGGAGCTTGATGCACTGATTGCCGAGCCTGACGAGACCAACCGGCTGGGTGGAGCTATCTGGGAAGCCCCCGAGGGTGCCTCACTGACCACAGAAGGGGCTGTAGAGGCTGCTAACCCGGCTGTCGCATGTGGACGCAAGCTCGCGTCTACCGTTCGCTCAGACGCCCGTACAGACCACTGGGTTGAGCAGCAGCGATACACGCTCAACAGGTTCGTAGATGTCTTCAATTCATGGATTGACATGCCGGAATGGAATGCCTGTGTCGGCAAGGGACCGGTTTTGTCTGAAGGCGGACCATACGTCTTTGGCATTGACTCAGCAGACAACATGAATACCGCCACCATCACCATGACAACCAAGAAGGGTGACGTAGTTAAGTCACGAATGGTGGCAAGTCTGGTCAAGCCAACAACGGACCAGCTACTCAAGTACTGCCAGTACCTACGACGCAAGTACGGCGGAAGGGCAGCCTTTGTTATCTACAAGCGTTCCCTTAATGAGCTAGGGGAGAAGCTGAAGGAGCGTGGCGGATATGAGGTCTACAGCTTGAGTGACAGCGAGTTCTCAGAGGCTTGCAAGACCATCTACCGGCTAATCAGCCGTAAGCAATTCGACGTACGTAATGAAGAAGTACTGAGAATGCAGGTTCCAAAGGCCATCCGAAAGAACTACTACTCAGGATGGAAGTTGGACAAAACACATACCAGCGTGGAACTGGATGCACTGTATGCAACCGTCATTGGTGCATACATTGCCGAAACTAAGAAGATTGGACAGGCAGCAATCTGGTAAAAGGCAGCGGTTATGCTTTTGAAAGAAATGTGCCGTAAAATTGAATTAAATGAGCAAGTTCATTGATTGGCTGACAGGAGAAAGCTATAAGACATCAATCGTTGATGAGATTATTGCGAATGCACCAACACAGCCACTAGAGAAGAGGGATGCACCAAGCATTCCGCCGCCTGGGTATGTAGCACGTACACCAGGAGCACCGGTCACCATTGAAACGGCTTTGAGTCTCTCAGTCGTTTACAGGTCTGTGTCCGTTCTAGCAACCATCATTAGCCAGCTTGAGCTAACAGTCTCAACAGTCACTGGCAAGCCTCTGAAGACGTTGCCGGACAGAATTGCAAGGCCTGACTATCAGATTCCTCTATCTGAGTTTCTGAAGAAGACCGTTACCAGCCTTGCTACGTATGGCAATGCGTACTGGCGTCTATGGCGCACCACAGAAACGGCGATGCCAGACAGGCTAGAGGTGCTTAACCCAAACAGCGTCAGCATTGAGTACGACGCTGACGACAACAAGGTCTATGTCTATAAGGGTCGCAACGGCAACGTTGTTCGCTTGCAGCCATGGCAGGTCAGTCACCTAAAGCTCATGGTCAGCTTTGAGACCAACGTCGATTACGGCTCAGGACCAATCCAGCGATGTGCAGAAGAGATTCAGCATGCCCTTGACCTGAGGGATTACGCACGCAGGGTCTTTGACGAGTACCCAAGCGGAATTGTCAGCGTAGAAGGCTACCTAGACGAAGACATGCGTGCCGAATACAAGGCAGCTTGGTACGCGGAACAGGTCAATGGCGAGCGCATTAAGTTCATCGGAAACAAGGCCAGCTACCAGCAGCTGGAGCAGAACCCTGAGACAACTCAGTACGTATCTGCACAGCGTCTTGCTGATGCAAAGGTAGCGCGGGCTTTCGGAATGCCACCAAACATGGTCTTGGTTGAGGACGTGTCTAACAAGACGTACCAAAACCTTCAGGACGTTGACAGGGCATTCATCCGCAACACGGTTGAGGAGTACCTGACTGTCATTGAGTCAGCATTCTCTGACCTCTTGTTCCCAAAGACAGTCAAGTTCAACACGGACGCATGGCTACGTGCATTGACCGTTGACACACCAGCAACACAAATCAACGAAGGAGGGCCGGTAGACGAAAGTCAGGCACCAACAGAGTAATGGAACTAGAAACACGAGATTTCGAACTGAGAGGATTCAGCGAGGACAGCCGCACCATCACTGGCATTGCCATTCCATACGGCAAGAAGGCCAACATCGGTGGCGGCATGCAGGAGCAGATTCAGCGTGGTGCATTCGGTACCCCCGAGAACATTCCTCTCTTTTACGGACACAACCACCTTCAGGGCCGTATGCCCATCGGAAAGGTTGTAGCTGTCCGCGATACAGAGCACGGGCTAGAGATTGATGCCGTCATCTCTAAGACCGATGAGGGCGAGCGTGCTTACACGCTTCTTAAGGACAAGGTGCTTAGCAAGCTCTCAGCCGGATTCGTTCCGGTCGAAAACAAGTTTGACGGCGACACAGTTATCAGGACAAAGGCCGAACTAAAGGAGGTCTCCATTGTCCCGATGCCTGCCTATGCGCAGGCACAAGTCACGCAGGTTCGTGACAACCAAAATATTAAGGAGGTAGTCGAAAACATGACTACAGAAATTGAAACAACCTCCGAGGATGTCACGGAGCTACGTGCGGAGTTTGACGCACGTCTTACGAACATCCAGCGTGAGGTATCCACCCTTGCACAGGGTGGCGGAAAGAATGACGCTGGTCCACAGTTCCGCTCAGGAATTGAGGCTTACCAGGCATTCCTAAAGGGTGACGACTCTGCCGTAAAGGAGATTCGTGCCTACGTTGGTGGAACTTCCGCCGACTTCGTAGCTGGTGAGGACTGGAAGGGTCTTCTAGGCGGAATCGTCAAGAAGAACCGTCCACTAGCTGAGGCATTCTCAAGTGGTCCTCTTGCAGATGGAGCAGAGAGCGTTACTTACGAGAAGATTGCTTCCGTAACCGGTGACGTTGCTGTTCAGGCTGCTGAGGGTGACGTGGTTGCAGCCCTCCAGGTCACAACTACAAAGGAAACTGCAACTGTTGAGACTCTTGCTGCTTACAGCAACCTCACGTTCCAGGCATTCCAGCGTGTATTGACCTCTTCTGGTCAGCTAACGCTTGACCGTCTTGCAGCTTCTTACGCAAAGGTCAGCAACGGCAAGGTCCGTACTGCAATGACCAGCGCAACTCCACAGGCTGGATTGACTTCATACGCCTTGGCTTCAGCAACAGCAGACAAGTTCATTGCAACTGTCGTTGACGCTATTACCAAGATTGACCTAAACGGCGAGGGTGCTCAGGCAGACTTCATCGTCGTATCTGGTGACGTATGGCAGAAGATGGCAAGCCTTGTTGACTCTGCAAGCCGTCCAGTATTCGACGTAAACGGAGATGGTTCTAACACCATCGGTTCTTTCAACGCACGTCGCATTGTTGGACAAATCGTAGGATTGCCAATCATCTATGACTCTGGTCTCGCTGCATTGAGCTTCTACGTTGCAAGCCGTGACGCAGTAACAAGCTGGGAGTCCGCAGGAGCACCAGTACGTATGGAGGATGTAAACATCCAGCAGTTGTTCCGTACGTTCGCTCTCTACGGATACTTCGTAGCAGCCGCAACTAACGAAAACGGTCTCGTCAAGCAGACCCTTTCCTGAGGTGATTTGAGATGACGATGGAAGACCTAAAGGCATTTCTGGATATCCCATCCAGCGATACCAGCCAAGACCTCCGCATTCAGGAATGCTGGACCAACGCTGGTGAGTTGCTGACGCTGGCAACAGCTAAGGCCTTCCGCGTCATTCCTCAAAGCGTATTGGACTACTGCCAGCTAAGGATTGGTAAAGACATGTTTGACAGTCGGAACACAACCGCTGGCGGTAGTCAGTTCACAACCTTTGAGGGTGTGACAAGTGCGCGGGCTGCAAGAGACCCATTGGCTGTTGTCGCACCAGTCCTCGCTATGTACGTGGTGAGGTACTGATGTCAGCACAGTCAGACGCACGAGCGGAAATCACCGGCATTCTGAATGCCATCACGTTCAACGGACAGCCTCTAGTAGTTAGGGACAACCCAACGAACGTAAATCCATGGTGTGTAGTCATTGCAAGTGCTGACCCAGTACTTACCAATGAGAACACCAGTGGCTCTGTGGGCGATTACGAATACAACCTGCTATTGCAGTTTGTAGGCGGTAGTCCAGAAACATCCTCTCTGGCAGTCCTTGAGGACATGGTAGAGAGCGCAATTCTTGCGCTGGGTAACAGTGAGTACTGGTACCCAGGAAACGCAAGCGCACCTTTCGTGGGTGATGGTGGCGACGGAAAGGTCTATTTGACTATTACGTTGCCGGCAACAAAATACATTGAAATTGGAGGGGCATAATGCCTACTAAGAGACTACGCAGCAAGAACGCATTCTTCAGCCTTAACGCCGTTGACTACTCAGACCAGATTGTTGACCTTGAATTGGTTGTAGAGACTGACGCACCAACCACCTTCACTGGTCCTGAGGGTAGGTACTTCCTACGCGGTACCGGCCTTGCATCTGTAAAGGCTTCAACACTGCACAGGTACCTACGTTCTAACCCAAACGTGGCTGCCATCCCGTTTGTCTTTGGTCCAGGTGGAGAGACACCATCTGCTGACAACCCAGTCTTCACTGGAACAGTCACGCTCGGTCTAGAGCCAAACATCAAGGCTGGTCCATACGGCGAAACATCAACATTCACCATTGATATTGAATGCGATGACAAGCCAACCGAAGACCTAGCACCTTGAGGTTAAGCCCATGACTAACGGAATTGAGGTCAATGGGACTGAGGCGGTTGCTCAAAGCCTCCAAGACTTTGCGGATGCAGTCGGTAAGCAGGAACAGACGTTCCTCAAGATTGGCGGCATCTTGGTTGAAGAGGCTAAGAGCATCGTTCCAGTAAGAACGCACAAGCTACAGGGAAGCATCGTTGCTAAGGCAACTGACAACAGTGTCACGATTACCGCAGGCAACAACGCAGTTGAGTACGCAGGTGTCATTCACAGACGCAGGGCTTACTTGACAATCGCGCAGTACAACAAGGAAGACGAAGTAGCTCAGGTTATGGCTAAGGCGATTGATGGCCTAATCAAGCAGCACTTCGAATAAATAAACTAGGAGAGAAACATGAGCAAGACAATTACGATTCCAGGAATCATCAGGTTCTTTGGAGCACTGACATACAAGGAGCGAATCCACATTCAGCGTCGTATGGATGTCTCCATTGCTGAGGTCATGGGAAATCCACTTCACCCATTGGCTGATGAGTTGGCTATTGAGATGATTTATGCAGCGGCGCGCAGGCTAAACCGTGATGACATTACGCTCGATTCATTGCAGGAAATGGACGTTCCAGAGTTGGACCTTGTAATGAGAGAGCTTTTCGCTGCTCTTGGCTTTGATGACCAGGAGATTGAGGTGGATGAGAATGGTGTCCCTTTAGTGATGGGCTCTCAGACAAAGAGCGAATCATCAGAAGACACATCCGAAACGGAGAACTCTTCGACAAGTACTACTGGTGCTTCAGTCTCGGATGGAGCTTGACACCAGAGCACTACGACACGCTCACACCAGATGAGCGAGACGTGATGTTTGAGGCTTTCAACGAATATATGGAGGACAGACAGAAGGATAATGGCGAATAGACCAATCGAGCTTAAGGCAACCCTTGATGCATCAGACGTAGATAAGAACGTCAAGAAGATGGCAGCCGGGTTGCAAGACATCCCAGATGCAGCCGGTAAGGCATCTGGGGAAATGCGCAACCTCGCAGACTCAACAGACCAGACAGCTACCAAGACAGGCATCATGGCATCCGCTCTGGGTGCCTTTGCTGGTGGCCTAGAGGCTGTTGGACTGGAGAAGTACGGAGTAGCCCTCCAGGCATCTGCCGTTGGTGTAGACGTATTCTCCAACGCTTCTGACGTAGCCACTCTGGCTCTTGAGTCCAAGTACGTAAAGCTGCTTAGGGATAAGGCAGCAACCGTTGCCTCTACGGCAGCATCTCTTGCTGCTAGTGCAGCCTCTAAGGCCATGGCTGCTGGTCAGTGGCTACTGAATGCTGCCTTGAGTGCTAACCCTATTGGCTTGGTAGTTGTGGCTATTGGTGCCTTGGCTGCTGGACTGGTCTTGGCTTACAAGAAGTCTGAGACCTTCCGAAACATCGTCAATGGCGTATTCGGCGGTATCAAGGATTTTGTCTGGCCTATCATCAAGTTCCTTGGTGAGGGAGTCGTTAAGGCTCTTAGTGCCGTTCTGAACTTCGTACTCGGACCATTCAAGGCTATTGGTGAGAAGTTTGGTCTGCTTAAGGATGATACGAATGACCTGAAGAAGGCCATTGTTGATACCGGCCCACCTATGGAGAACTTCGAAGAGTCACAGAAGAGGCTTGGTGAAGAAACCGACAGAGCACAGCAATACATTGATGACCAGAAGAAGGCTCTTGACGACTACGTTGACTCTCTGACTGCTGCACAGAATGCAGTACTTGACCTGGCGGATAAGCAAATCGGCGTTGCCGAGGCTACTGATGCTGCTTCTAAGGCTGCCAAGGAAAACGGCAAGACTCATGACATTAATACAGAGAAGGGCCGTAACAACGAAAAGGCTCTACACGCTCTGGCTAAGGCAACCAATGAGAACACGGTTGCCATGGTTCAGAACGGTCAGGCTGAGCTAACCACTGCTGCTAAGGCAGAGGCATCCCGAAAGAACTTCGTCAAGCTGGCTACCCAGATGGGCTATTCAAGGGCTGAGGCTGAGGCTCTTGCTCGCAAGATGATTGCCATTCCTAACGTGTCTCGTGAGGCAAAGCTGAGAGGTAATGTCGCAGACCTTGATGCCAAGATTGCTGCTGCAAAGAAGCATCTTGGTGATAAGGGACTGACTGACCCTCAGAAGACCAAGATTAAGGCCGACATCGCAGACTTGGTAGCCAAGAAGGCGGCGGCTGTGAAGGAGCTAAACGCTCTGCCTAAGACCAAGACGATTGTTGTCCAGTGGAAGAACACAAGCAGTGGTTCCATTCCTCTCAACACAATCGGAAGCCTTGGACGTAGGGCAGCTGGTGGACCAGTTGACAAAAACACTCCGTACATTGTTGGTGAGAACGGTCCCGAGATTCTTGTCCCAGACGGCAGCGGAACCATCATTCCTAACCACAAGCTGTCATTCGCCAGTCCACGCGGTACGGCTACGGCTGCTGGCAGTGCTCCGTCAATCACCTTCAACAACAGCACATTCATTGGTTCTTCAAAGGCTGAGCTTCAGCGCTGGCTACGTGAGCTATTGGAGTCCGACCTTCGTTACAACGGTGCTGGATGGCTGAAGGAGAGATTGGCATGAGCAAGATTCGTAACTATGACATCGACTTGCTGACCTTCTGGATTGCTGAGCCGGGGTTCATTCTTGGTGAGGGAATCCTTGGTGTGAACAAGCTTGGTGGCGACCAAACGGCAGTACAGATTGACATTGGTGAGTTCTACAGCATGACCATTGATTCACCAAACACTACAGACGGCATCTTTGTGCATCGAGAGGTGCGCAGGCTCACCCTGAATGCAAAGGTAACTGCACCAATCAATTATGACGGCAAGCGCATCATCGTTAAGTATGACGACATTGAAGAGTTCTATGGGACTGTACGTGAGTACGACGTTCAGGAGTCATGGACTGATGCTGTCAATACTCCTGAGGGGCTTCCTTATCGTGAGTACACGGTCAGCATTGTTGCCATGTCTGGTGAGGAGCGCTTTGCAAACACTCCTACACCAGACAAGAACTTCAATGGTCAGACGATGACTGACAGAGTTACAAGCTATCTCGGTACCAGCACCTACCTACAGATTCCAGATTCTGCTAGAGACATCAACTATGGCCTTGCAGCGAATGCGCAAACTGCCAGTGTTGGGCATCTGGTTTATGCGTCAGATGACATGCCAAGCCTGCTTGAGTCCATCAGGAGCGAAATGCGCCTGATGAACTATCACTACATCTACGAGCCATGGAATTCCAACGTCATCCTGAGAACTAACTCACGATGGCTAGGACCAGATGGGGCAGACGAGTCAACCGCTCTCACCTTTACCGATAACCCGGCTGACATTGTTGTCACTGGTGGAGATAGCTTTGTTCATGACGGCAACGTCGTTGGCTATACCCAGCGCTCCCTTGGCAAGAACAGCAGTTACTTCATCAAGGGTGTGACTATCACAATGACCGACAGCAGTGATGTGACAACAACGTACGGACCATACCGGGCATCATCAGCATTCCCTCAGGATATTGACATCAACATTGGGCGTCAGTCTTCTGCTGGAGAAGCCTTGGCTAAGAAGATTGCTTCCACCTTGCCTCTAAGGTCTAAGGAGCAGCAGTTCACCTACAGAATCCGCACCAAGCTTCAGTCACGTAAGCAGATGGGTCTTGATGGTGAGGGACCGGGTATGGCGGTACTGAAGTCACAAGGTGTTACCAGTCGCATTGCCATTCTTGGAGTGACTCATGTGGTCACCAGAGATGAATGGACTGTTGAATACGCATGTGGACCTGAGCACCTCATTTCACGCGAGTCAGACAAGCAGCCGTTCATTGTTACGGACTTCTCTGTGACTGAGAACGTGCCAGGAGTCCAGTGGAAGTTCGAATGGACAACTCCAGACCTGAATTCCAACGTGCCGCTGTACGCAATCATTTACAGCAGTGGACCTGATGGGGTTGGACCTGGAGAGATTTACCGTGGGGCTGCAAAGGCACCGGGTGTAGTGGAAGACATCTTCATCAGTGGTTTCGCGTCAGGCTTCTACACGTTCTATGTGTACTACACCAATAACCCGACTGCTGGTGACTACTCGATTAGCTACATCTACAGTCCGGGCTCAGCATCGCAGACGCTACTAATTTTCTAACAAAGGAGGAATTATGCATGACATTTATTGATTTTACAGACGGCAACATCTTTGACGAAGCAGCAGCGGATGTCTTGATGCGTCAGACCAATATCCATTTGCCAACTACCGCCGACATTACGTCACAGCTTGGCAGCGGTATTCGAACGTTGGGCATGACTGCATGGGCTGACGATGTGGAGACTATGTACATGTGGAATGGCACCAATTGGATTCCATGGGCAAGCACAGAGAAGACATCATCAGTTGGCTTCACAGCAGGAGGAACGAACATCACTTTCGGCAACGCAACTGTTTCTCAGAAGTGGCGCTACTCAGGCGGCATGGTCAAGTGGAACTACCAGTTCACACAAGGCAGCACAAGCAACATGCAGTCCGGTAACTATGCTCTATCCCTACCCGTTGCGGTTCATGCTGACCAGCAATTCGGCGTATTGGGACAAGTCAGCTTCTATGACTCAAGCGCAACAACGATGTATGGCCGTATTGCTGTCAATCTTGGTAACACAACCAATATGGCTATGGTGTCTGAGGGTGGTGTACGTATGTCCACAACGAACCCAATTGCACCTGGTGTTGGTGACGTATTGAGCATCAGCTTGCTATATAGACCAGCAGTAGGCGCGTTCCTGTGACAGAAGAGCAACTGAAGCTAGTAGCAGCAGCACTCTTGCTGGGAATGGTTATCAGGATGCTGACAGACAAGGATGATGAATGACTTCTTCTAACTCTCCGGAAGAAGGGCAGACTCTCACTTAGAAATAGGTGGGAGTCTGTCTATTTTGACAGCCTTGATACGATTGAGCCTCAATATCCCTTCGAGAGATGAACCTACACGCTGATGTCTCGTACCTACTCAGTTCAAACTTTCGGGTGCCAGATGAACGTCCACGACTCCGAGCGGCTCCGCGGGCTGCTGGACGTGTAAATAACGTGTGGATTCATCTCTCAGACGTTCTGAGAGGTGAGCATGACAATCAGACAGAAGCTCTATCAACAAGCTATGGAGCGAGGTCTACGTCAGACCACTGTCCGCAGTTACGAGACGCTATTAGGCCGACTGGGCGTCTTGGACCTGGACTACATCAGTCCAGATGACCTGTATGAGCGGCTGTACCGCATCGACAACCCCAATACCCGTAGGGCTGCTGTCATTGCCTGCCGTTCTGTTTTGGGCATCAAGCTCAAGATTCCCAAGGGTGTCCCGCGCAAGTACAACCTTCCTGATGAGGACACGCTCCGTCTTGCTCTGATGACAAGCCCGCATGAAATCCGGGGTTTGTTGATGATGTACGGAGGACTCCGCATTGGTGAGGCATGCGCAACCGTCAACACAGATGCCAACGGAGACCAATTGGCGGTTACACGCCAGGTCATCCAGCTACACAAGACGGGTGAGCCCACTGTCACTCGGATAGCCCCGGTCAAAACGACAGAGGGAGCTATCACCATCCCGTATTGGCTCTCTGAGCGACTTTCAGGAGTCACAGAGACTGCCAAGCCTGACAGTGTGCGAGAGAGCCTCAGAAGGGCAGGAATCAAGGTTGGGATAGCTCTCAACCCGCACATGCTCCGCCACTGGTACGCAACAACTCTCCTTGAGCGAGGGCTTCCTTTCAGTCTTGTCTCAAAGCAGATGCGTCACTCTGACATTGCAGTCACGCTCAGGACGTATTCACAGACCAAGAGCAGTGATGTGCACCGGGTCTTTGGGGAGTCGCTATGACTCTCAGGAAGGCATCAGAGGTCTCTGTAGGTGACTTTGTGTCCATGTATGGGGCTTGGTATGAGGTATCGAGTATCAAGGCCACGTTCCACAACCCGCCGAAATTGGCGTTCACGTTTGAGAACGGCAAGACAGTCATCTTCAACCCTGAGGACGTGTTGCTATTGCTCGACATGTAATCTGTAGTTGCCGGTTTCCTGTTTGCACCGGTAGTGGAGAACCCCAGTCAACCCCCGGCTGGGGTTCTTCCATGTCTAGCCTGAGAATGTATTGGCACTAAGCTGCCACGTTCAAAATTGGCACTAACATGCCATTCGCGCTTTACCATAAGTGCTGGTTATCGGTCAGCAGCCATAACGAGAAATCCGTATAATGGAACATGTAAGAGACAAACACCGTGTTGGAGCAGAACACAGGAGGACTTACACCCACAGTTTTCATTCCCTGATATGTGAATGGAGGAACCCCCGACCCTGCTCCGGTCGGGGGTTCTTCTTTTGCAAAATTCACATATCAAAGGAGCAAGCAGTAATGAACATGGAAGTAAAGGCCCTATGGGCTATCAGAGACGCAAGAGGACTGAGCTACGCAGAGAAGGCCTTCCTCTTTGTCGTCGCATCAAGAGGCTGCATGACAGCCAAGTGGGACACAGCAGCAGCGGATATGGGCATGTCCAAGAACACCTACTACAAGACCCGCGATTCCCTACTAGGGAAAGGTCTCATCATCAAGGAGACCCGCTTCAACAACACAACGGTCTACGCAGTCTGCCTTGACAGTCTTCTTTCCCTCACAGGGAATGAGAATGAGAGCCCTGAGCAACCTCTTTCCCTCACAGGGAATGAGTTTTCCCCCACAGGGAATGACTTTTCCCTGTCAGGCGAAACTAAGGTAACTATTAAGGGAACTACTAAGGAAACTGATAGCGCTGTCGCTGACGCTCCAGCGCTCACCTTGCAAGAAGATGAAAGCAAGGAAGAAGAGCAAACAGTTGTTGAGACATCCTCCTTGCCTTCAGAAGGAACCCGGATTTCCTCATTCCTTGACAGGGAAACTCGCCGTAGGGAGGCAGCGGCTGCCGAAATGGCGCGGCTGGAAGAGGCAGAGCAGAACGTCTCAGAGGAAGAGCTAGAACGCAGGTCTCTTGGCAAGGATGAACGAGAGACCTACCGCGTCTTGACTAAGAAGATGCACATGAGCCATGCAGCAGCAATGGACGAAATCCAGCGACGAAGGGAGGAACCTGAGGAATGGTGATTGAGGATTGGGAACCAGACGAAGAGGACATCTACTGGTACTTGGTAATGCGAGAAGAGGATGGATGCTTTGACTGAAATCCGCCGGATTTTCTACTGTGACGCTGACCATGAACCAATTTCATCAACAGTCTCAGACGAATGTCCCTCTTGTGGAGAGAAGATGCGGGATATTGGCTACTTTGAATACATGTCGTGAGATAATTGAAATACAACATCTGTCGTATATGTTGCACCTAGCGAAGAGCACCAGGATTTCTTGCCCTGGTGCTCTTCAATTTGGCTTTTTAAAACAAGCAATGAGATAATGAATATATGAGGTTGAAAGACCTTAAATACGCTAGGAGTAACAATGACGAATGAAGACATGCAAGTTTGAGCAAGATGGGGTTAGGTGCGAACGCAAGCACTCAGCCCGTGGTTGGTGCGCAACGCACTACCAGCAGCAGTACCTATTTGGTGAGACGTGGCCTATCGGGTCACCTGGACTCCCAAGAGGAAAGACGCTCGACACACTGGACAAGCCAAAGACCTGCCACTGTGGCAAGCCGGTAAGAAGCAAGGGCCTTTGTGCGAACCACTATCAAAGCGAGTACTACCAGCAGGGCAAGGCTGAGCGTCGAAAGACAAACAACAAGACCTTTGTAGGCAACAAGGGTGCTCACCTACGCATCAAGGCACAGCTAGGCAAGGCAGCCAATTACCAGTGCAACAACCTGGACTGTGACAAGCAGGCTCTTGACTGGAGTCTCAATCACGATGCACAGGAGATTTACACAGGTGTTGGACTCGCGGGTATTGGGCGAGCGTTCAGCCTGGACATCTTTAGCTATGAACCCCTGTGCCGCACTTGTCATATGGAGAAGGACGGCACGCTAGGAATCAACTTCCGAAAGACCGGGGGTTCAGAATGATTGCCTTGCTTATCATCACAGGCCTACTGACTGGCTACCTTTTCGCCGGGGCTGTCACAGGAAAGCTAAAGCGACACAACGCAGCAAACGAATTCAGGGTCAGCGAGGAGCTACCCACAAGAACACTATTTCAAAGGAGAGTACAGAGATGAACGAAACACAGGCAGACGCACTACAGCAGGCATCAGCAGAGTTGCAGGCACGTATTGATGACCTAAAGAGTCAGAAGGATGCAGCAGAGCAAGCCCTTGAGAACGTAGCAGCATTGCTCCCAGCATTTGAGGAGAAGCTTGCATCACTTAAGGACGGGCTACCAGAGGCTCAGCCAACGGTCATTGACGGAGGTGCGAGCGCATGAAGAAGACAATCAAGTACTCACTTATTGGGATTGCCGGAATCCTAGGGCTACTCACAACCATTGGAATCGTTGGTGCTATCGCGGGGGTAGACACCAAGCCTGAGGCAAAGACAGTTGTACAGACACCAGCTGTAGCACCACAGCCAGCAAAGCCAGCGGTAAAGGCAACACCAGCAGTCAAGCCAACACCAAAGCCGAGCACAAACGCGCCGGTTACAAGAGAGGATGCCTACCTCATTGTCATGCGTCACGAATACCCACAGCTAAAGAAGACCAGTGACAAGGTATTGCTCAATGCAGGGCACTCAGTCTGCGACATGTACAAGGCTGGCTACACCTTTGAAGAAGTTGCCTACGCAGCCATTGATAGTGGCCTGGACGCACAAACAGCCGGGTTCTTGATTGGTGCATCAACAGCAGCCTTCTGCCCTCAGTACAGTGATGCCTCATGAATGACGCAAAGCAACACGTCATTAAGACTCGCATTGAGTACTTGGAAGAACAGGTACGGGTCAACAACGACTACCTCAAGACCAGGCTTACGCAGGTTGCCGAGCTAGAACGAACGATTAAGAAGTTTGAGGATGAGCTAGAAGCTCTCCGAGAGGAGGACGAATGACAACCAAGAAGACACCAGTTGAGAAGGCAGTAGAGATTCTTACTCCCTACGTCGAAGGCTCAGAGCTTTTCGATAAGCCGGAACAGGGATGGGAAGTAACCATCCAGAACGGACCAAAGAAGCTAACGCTCACGTTCGCAACTGAAGAGGAATACGTATGGTTCCGCAAGACGACAGGCGTAGTACGCAACCCAAAGCGCGTGGACCTGGACAAGGCAGTGAACCTAGTAGCAGTGCAGTGAGCCTTATGGCTCTAGCAAGACCAGAGGCAGCCAGCAAATACCGTGAACATAGCTGGCTGCCTCTTGCACGAATAGCGCGGGTTATCAGAGAGGAGGTACCAATGTCAGAACAGAGCATGAGAGGACCAGCCTGGAAGAAGACAGCAGAAGCAATCAAGAAGAGGGACAACTACACATGCGTCTATCAATGGGGCAACTGCTCCTACGACACAGACCTAACGGTTGACCACATCATTCCGCTGGCAGTGTGGAAGGTGGAGTTCCCAGACGATGACCCAAACCAGGACTGGAATCTAGCAACGGCATGCAGGAGTTGTAACGGCAGCAAGAAGGACAAGAGATTGACAAGAAGGAATTGGGTAGACCCTGAGGTATTCCCAGAAGGACTACTGAGATAAGCAGGCAGGAATACCCAATAGGAAGAACCGTGACAGGGCAAATACCAGAACCGTCAATGAACTCTCCAATGAAACTTCCACGATGCGGAAATAGTCGGCGCATACCGAATGAATATCCAGGCATAGGGGATGGATATGCATGGGTAATGCATGGTCATTCACGCATTCAGGCTTGAATAGGAGCGTTTTTCTCAGGATGAGTTTGAACACCGTCAGTTGTACCCCAAATTGAATACCCAGGCCGGCAAAAATGTGGACCGTATTTGAAAAGAAATGGCGGTAAAATGGGAATATATCGAAGAAAACGGAGGTGCTTTTAGGCACAAATGGCAACAGGACAGTACTTGAAGGCAGTTAGGAAGTTCCTACGTAACGCAGACTGGCTTACGGAGGAACATGAGCCAATGATTGTTCACCTGACTTCCCTTGCTCGCACTTTGGACAAGGAGTTTGAAGAAACCGGCAAGGTTCCGCAAGGAATCGGCGGGGTTTTTGGTGTGACATGGGGTCGCTTGCAGAAGCCAGTAGATAAGACGGCAAAGAAGGACGAAGAGACAGACCCCATCTTGAATTTCAGTTGAGCAGACCTCTATGGATGCCAACGCGCTACACACCATCCCTCACAGGTACGGAGGAGTTTGTCACTGATGGAGACAGACTCCTCCAGGTCATTGACAAGTACTGGATTGAGGAAGATGTAGACGGCAGATTCGTCCTTGACGACTGGCAGCGTTGGCTAATCAGACATGTCTTGGAGAGATACCCAGACGATTACCCAGACCCTCAGCTAGCAGGACGCTTGCGTTGGCGTCAGGTGGTTATCTCTATGGGTCGCCAGAACGGTAAGTCTGTTCTAGGGGCAATCTTTGGCGTCTACGGCTTGCTGTTCCACATGCACGCTCCAAGAGTTGTCGGCCTGGGCTACAGCCAGAAGACAGCCAAGATTGTCTATGACCGTGTGTCGTACACCATCAACACTCAGCCGGTATTCAAGAAGGTTGTGCGGGTAACGAAGGTTACCGGCATGAAGCGCAAGGATGCTCCAGGCGAATACATCATCAAGCCTGCTTCCGAGAAGGCTATCCAGGGATTCCCTATCACCCTTTGCGTCTTCGATGAAATGCACATCACCCCAGAAGCTCTCTGGAATGCAGCCAAGCAGGGCATGAAGACCAAGGAAGACGGAATCATCATTGGCCTAACAACCGCTGGTGATACCAACAGCGTCTTGCTTAACAAGCTCTACAAGGAGCTTGAGGGAATCATCTCTGCAACCGCCGCTGCCGACACAGACGAGACCAGCCGCCTGGGCGGGTTCATCTGGGAAGCCCCCGAGGGTGCCTCACTGACCACAGAAGGGGCTGTAGAGGCTGCTAACCCGGCTGTCGCATGTGGACGTGTCCCTGTGGCTGTCGTGCGCTCAGATGCCGCCTCAGACCCTTGGGTAGAGCAACAGCGCTATGTCCTCAACAGGTTCGTAGATGTCTTCAATTCGTGGATTGAGATGCCGCTATGGAATGCCTGTGTCGGCAAGGGACCGGTTCTGAGTGAAGGTGGACCATACGTCTTTGCAATTGATGCAGCAGACGTTATGAACACGGCGACTATCACCATGACAACCAAGAAGGGTGACGTTGTTAAGTCACGAATGGTGGCAAGTCTGGTCAAGCCAACAACTGACCAGCTATTCAAGTACTGCAAGTACCTACGCAAGAAGTACGGACGCTCAGCCTTTGTCGTGTATAAGCGTTCTCTCAATGAGCTAGGGGAGAAGCTGAAAGAGCAGGGCTTTGAGGTTTACAACCTGAGTGACAGTGAGTTCTCAGAGGCTTGCAAGACCACCTACCGCCTAATCACCCGTAAGCAGCTTGAGGTACGCAATGAGGAAGTTCTGAAGATGCAGGTACCACGGGCTATCCGGAAGAACTACTACTCAGGGTGGAAGTTGGACAAAACACATACCAGCGTGGAACTGGATGCACTGTATGCGACCGTCATTGGTGCATACATTGCCGAAACTAAGAAGATTGGACAGGCAGCAATCTGGTAAAAGGCAGCGGTTATGCTTTTGAAAGAAATGTGCCGTAAAATGTAATTAAATGAGCAAGTTCATGGATTGGCTGACAGGAGAAAGCTATAGGACATCAATCGTTGATGACATTATTGCTAAGGCACCAACACAGCCACTAGAGAAGAGGGATGCACCAAGCATTCCGCCGCCTGGGTACGTAGCACGTACACCAGGAGCACCGGTCACCATCGAAACGGCTTTGAGTCTCTCAGTCGTTTACAGGTCTGTGTCCGTTCTAGCAACCATCATCAGCCAGCTTGAGCTAACAGTCTCCACAAGCAGTGGAAAGCCACTGGCTAAGTTGCCGGACATCATTGCAAGGCCTGACTATCAGATTCCTCTATCAGAGTTTCTGAAGAAGACCGTTACCAGCCTTGCCACGTATGGCAATGCGTACTGGCGTCTATGGCGCACAGACTCACAAGCAATGCCATCAAGGGTCGAGGTGCTTAACCCCAACAGCGTCAGCATTGAGTACGACGCTGACGACAACAAGGTGTTTGTCTACAAGGGTCGCAACGGTAAGACGGTTCGCTTGCAGCCATGGCAGGTCACCCACCTAAAGCTGATGGTCAACTTTGAGACCAATGTTGATTACGGCTCAGGACCAATCCAGCGATGCCCAGAAGAGATTCAGCATGCTCTAGACCTTAGGGACTATGCACGCAGGGTATTCAGTGAGTACCCAAGCGGAATTGTCAGCGTAGAAGGCTACCTAGACGAAGATGAGCGTGCCGCATACAAGGCAGCTTGGTACGCAGAACAGGTAAATGGCGAGCGCATCAGGTTCATGGGAAACAAGGCCAGCTACCAGCAGCTGGAGCAGAACCCTGAGACAACTCAGTACGTATCTGCACAGCGTCTTGCTGATGCAAAGGTAGCGCGGGCTTTTGGAATGCCACCAAACATGGTCTTGGTTGAAGACGTTTCTAACAAGACGTACCAGAACCTTCAGGACGTTGACAGGGCATTCATCCGCAACACGGTTGAGGAATACCTGACTGTCATTGAGTCAGGGCTCTCTGACCTCTTGTTCCCAAAGTCAGTCAAGTTCAACACGGACGCATGGCTACGTGCTTTGACCGTTGACACACCAGCAACACAAATCAACGAAGGAGGGCAGCCAGGAGAAACACCAGGCAGCACTGAACAGTAATGGAAGTTAGAGAGTTCGAAGTAAGGAAGGTCAACGAAGAGACCCGCACCATTACCGGTCTTGCTGTCAGCTACAACCGCGATATCAACATCGGCGGAATGGTTGAGCAGTACCGACAGGGTGTATTTGGCACTCCCGAGAACGTCAAGTTGTTCTACGGGCACGACCACCTAAACGGTGGAATGCCAATCGGAAAGGTTTCAACCTTCCGTGAAACAGATGAGGGACTAGAGATTGATGCCGTCTTCTCTAAGACCCCAAAGGCAGATGAGGTCTACACCCTTGCAAAGGATGGAGTCCTTGACCGTTTCTCAGTCGGATATGAGCCGGTAGAGAACGAATTCGACGGCGACACAATCATCAGGACAAAGGCCAATCTAAAGGAGATTTCTATTGTCCCGATGCCTGCCGATGAGCAGGCAAAAGTCACGCAGGTTCGTGACAACCAAATTACAAAGGAGGTAGACAACATGTCTACAGAAATTGAAACAACCTCCGAGGATGTCACGGAGCTTCGTGCCGAGGTGACCAATCTTAAGAGGGAAATCGCTACCCTTGGACAGGGTGGCGGAAAGAATGACGCTGGTCCTCAGTACCGCTCAGCTATTGAGGCTTACCAGGCATTCCTAAAGGGTGACGACTCTGCCGTTAAGGAGATTCGTGCCTACGTTGGCGGTACTTCCGCTGACTTCGTATCAGGTGAGGACTGGAAGGGTCTCCTAGGCGGAATCGTCAAGAAGAACCGTCCACTAGCTGAGGCATTCTCAAGTGGTCCTCTTGCTGATGGAGCAGAGAGCGTTACTTACGAGAAGATTGCTTCCGTAACTGGTGACGTTGCTGTTCAGGCTGCTGAGGGTGACGTTGTTGCAGCCCTACAGGTCACAACCACAAAGGAAACCGCAACTGTTGAGACACTTGCTGCTTACAGCAACCTCACATTCCAAGCCTTCCAGCGTGTATTGACCTCTTCTGGTCAGCTAACGCTTGACCGCCTTGCAGCTTCTTACGCAAAGGTCAGCAACGGCAAGGTCCGTACTGCAATGACTAGCGCAACTCCACAGGCTGGATTGACTTCCTACGCTCTTGCTTCCGCAACCGCTGACAAGTTCATTGCAACTGTTGTTGACGCAATCACCAAGATTGACCTAAACGGCGAGGGTGCTCAGGCAGACTTCATCGTCGTATCTGGTGACGTATGGCAGAAGATGGCAAGCCTTGTTGACTCTGCTAGCCGTCCAGTATTCGACGTAAACGGCGATGGTTCTAACACCATCGGTTCCTTCAACGCACGTCGCATTGTTGGACAAATCGTAGGTTTGCCAATCATCTATGACTCCGGTCTTGCTGCATTGAGCTTCTACGTTGCAAGCCGTGACGCTGTTACAAGCTGGGAGTCTCCAGGTGCACCAGTACGTATGGAAGACGTAAACATTCAGCAGTTGTTCCGTACGTTCGCTCTCTACGGATACTTCGTAGCAGCCGCAACTAACGAAAACGGTCTCGTCAAGCAGACCCTTTCCTGAGGTGATTTGAGATGACGTGGGAAGACCTAAAGGCATACCTAGAAAAGACCGGCACCAGTGAAGACACTCGCATTGAGGCTTGCTGGGACAACGCTGGTGAGTTGCTGACGCTGGCAACAGCTAAGGCTTTCCGCGTCATTCCTCAAAGCGTGCTTGATGACATGCAGTTGAAGGTTGGCAAGGGGTTGTACGACAGCAGGAACACAACCGCTAGCAACAGCCAATACACAGCCTATGAGGGTGTCGCAAGTGCGCGGGCTGCAAGAGACCCATTGGCTGAGGTGGCACCAATCCTTGCTATGTACGTGGTGAGGTACTGATGTCAGCACAGTCAGATGCACGGGCGGAAATCACCAGCATTCTCAATGCCATCACGTACAACGGTGACCCTCTGCAAGTCAGAGACAACCCAAGCAACGTGAATCCATGGTGTGTGGTCATCGGCACTGCTGACCCAGTACTGACGAATTCGAACACATCAGGCAGCCGGGGAGATTACCAATACAACCTGCAATTGCAGTTTGTGGGGAATGGTCCCGACTCTCTAGAGCCTCTTGAAGGCATCGTAGAGAACGCAATTCTTGCACTGGCAGACAGTGATTACTGGTTCCCAGGTGACGCAAGTGCCCCTTATTGGGGTGATGGTGGCGACGGAAAGGTTTACCTGACTATCACGCTGCCAGCAACAAAACTAATTGAAATTGGAGGGCTATAAATGCCTAGTAAGAGACTACGAAGTAAGAACGTCTACTTCATGTTGAACGCCGTTGACTACTCAGACGAGATTGTTGACATTGAATTGAATGTAGCTCCTGATGAGCCAGTAACACTTGGTGGCCCAGAGGGAAAGTACAGCCTCCAGGGAACGGCTATTGCATCTGTGAAGTCAGCAAGCTTCCAGAGGTATCTACGCACCAACGCTAATGACACTGGTGTTGCATTCGTCCTTGGATTCGATGGTGCTACGCCATCTGCTGACAATCCTCACTACACAGGAACAGTCACACTGCCTCTTGAGCCAAGCCTCAAGGCTGGTCCATACGGCGAGACATCAACGTTCACGTTCAATATCGAGTGCGACGACAAGCCAACAGAAGACATTGCTCCATAAGGCGGTTGAGTCATGAGCACCGATATTGAGGTAAATGGTGTTGAGGCGAATGCTCAAAGCCTCCAAGACTTTGCGGATGCAGTCGGCAAGCAGGAACAGACGTTCCTCAAGATTGGCGGCATCTTGGTTGAAGAGGCTAAGAGCATCGTTCCAGTAAGAACGCACAAGCTACAGGGAAGCATCGTTGCCAAGGCAACTGACAACAGTGTGACGATTACCGCTGGAAACCCAGCAGTCGAGTATGCAGGTGTCATTCACAGACGCAGGGCTTACTTGACAATCGCGCAGTACAACAAGGAAGACGAAGTAGCTCAGGTTATGGCTAAGGCGATTGATGGCCTAATCAAGCAGCACTTCGAATAAATCAAACTAGGAGAGAATATGTCACAGCAAGGAATTTTGAAGCTCTACGGCTCACTCAAGATGAAGGAGCGTATTGCTATCCAGAGACGCATGGAAGTGTCTCTAGGTGAAGCACTGAGCAACGCTGAATACAACGAATGGCTCATGTGCGAACTAATCTACGTCGCTGCAAGACGACTCAACCGCGATGACATCACGCACGGCTCAATTGAGGAGCTAACCGGCGATGAGATGGTTGAGCTAATGGATGAGATGACGCAGGAGCTTGGGTACGAAGACATTGACGAAGAGGATGAGGAAGTCCCTTTGGACCAAAAGAGCGACTCATCAGAGACGCCATCCGATACGGCGAACTCTATGACAAGTACTACGCCTGCTTCAGCACAGGATGGAGCATGACGCCAGAGCATTACGACACGCTGACTCTTGATGAGTTGCAAGTCGTAATCCAGGCGCATAACGAATTTGTAGAGGATATGAACGAAGGTGGCGAATAGACCAATCGAGCTTAAGGCAACCCTTGATGCATCAGACGTAGACAAGAACGTCAAGAAGATGGCAGCCGGGTTGCAGGACATCCCAGATGCAGCCGGTAAGGCATCTGGGGAAATGCGCAATCTCTCAGAGTCAACAGACGTAACGGCAACAAAGACAGGCATCATGGCATCCGCTCTGGGTGCCTTTGCCGGGGGTCTAGAGGCTGTTGGACTGGACAAGTACGGAGCAGCCCTCCAGGCGTCCGCAGTCGGCGTAGACGTGTTCTCTAACGCTTCTGACGTAGCCACGCTGGCTCTTGAGTCCAAGTACGTAAAGCTGGTTAGGGATAAGGCAGCAACCGTTGCCTCTACCGCTGCTGCTATTGCTGCTGGTGCTGCCTCTAAGGTCATGGCTGCTGGTCAGTGGCTATTGAATGCTGCGTTGACTGCTAACCCAATCGGCTTGGTTGTTGTTGGTATCGCTGCCTTGGCTGCTGGTCTCGTCCTGGCCTACAAGAAGTCTGAGACGTTCCGAAACATCGTCAATGGTGCATTCGGAGCTATCAAGGACGTTGCCTGGCCTGTCATCAAGTTTCTTGGTGAGGGTGTCGTCAAGGCACTCGGCAAGATTGTTGACTTCGTAGTTGGTCCATTCAAGGCAATTGCTGAGAAGTTCGGGCTATTCAAGGACAAGGCCGATGAGGTTAAGCAGGCCATGGTTGATACCGGTCCTCCTGCTGAGACATTCGCAGAAGCTCAGGACAGACTGGCTCAGCAGACTGATGCAGCACAGCAGGCCATTGATGACCAGAAGAAGGCTCTTGACGACTATGTGCAGTCTCTAACTGAGACTCAGAATGTCGTACTAGACCTGGCAGACAAGCAAATCAGCGTTGCTGAGGCTACAGACCAGGCCACGAAGGCTGCCAAGGACAATGGCAAGACTCACGACATCAACACCGAAAAGGGACGGGCTAACCAGAAGGCCTTGCTTGCTCTTGCTAAGGCCACCAATGACAACACAACTGCCATGGTGCAGAACGGTCAGGCTGAGTTGACGACTGCTGCTAAGGCAGAAGCGTCACGAAAGAACTTCGTCAAGCTGGCTACGCAGATGGGCTATTCCAAGGCTGAGGCTGAGGCTCTTGCTCGCAAGATGATTGCTATTCCTAGCGTGTCTCGTGAGGCAAAGCTGAAGGGAAACATTGCAGACCTTGACGGCAAGATTGCTACGGCTAAGAAGCGTCTGGCTGACAAGAACTTGACTGACCCTCAGAAGACCAAGATTCGTGCAGACATTGCAGACTTGCTAGCCAAGAAGGCAGCGGCTGTGAAGGAGCTAAACGCTCTGCCTAAGCAGAAGACGATTGTTGTCCAGTGGAAGAACACAAGCAGTGGCTCTATTCCAATCAACACCATTGGAAGCCTTGGACGTAGGGCTTCTGGTGGATGGGTAGACCCAGAGAAGACCTATCTCGTTGGTGAGAATGGTCCTGAGTTGTTCACCTCTGAATCCGGCGGCAACATCATTCCTAACCACAAGCTTGGATTCGCCAGTGCACGTGGTACGGCTACTGCTGTAAGTGCGCCTGTAGTCAACGTCAATATCGGTACTGCAATTGGCGGCACCAAGGCTGAGCTTCAGCGTATGTGGCGAGAGATTATCGAGTCTGACCTAAGGACGAACGGCAATGCTTGGCTGAAGGGAGCGTTGGCGCGATGAGCAAGATTAGAAACTATGACATCGACTTGCTGACGTTCTGGATTGCTGAGCCGGGGTTTGTTCTTGGTGAGGGCATCCTTGGAGTGAACAAGCTTGGTGGAGATGAAGCACCAGTCCAGATTGATATGGGCCAGTTCTACAGCATGATGATTGATTCGCCAGACACAGTTGATGGTGTATTCGTGCATCGAGAGGTACGCAGGCTAACCCTGAATGCAAAGGTCACGGCACCAGTCAACTATGACGGCAAGCGCATCATCGTCAAGTACGACGCTGTGGAATTGTTCTACGGAACCGTACGTGAGTACGACATTCAGGAATCATGGACTGAGGCTGTCGACACTCCAGAGGGAATTCCCTACCGCGAGTACACAGTCACGATTACTGCCATGTCTGGTGAGGAGCGTTTTGCAAACACTCCTACGCCAGACAAGAACTTCAATGGGCAGACGATGACTGACAGGGTTACGAGTTATCTCGGCACCAGCACCTACATGCAGATTCCAGACTCTGCTAGAGACATCAACTATGGCCTTGCAGCGAATGCGCAAACTGCCAGTGTTGGGCATCTGGTGTATGCGTCAGATGACATGCCAAGCCTGCTTGAGTCCATTAGGAGCGAAATGCGCCTGATGAACTACCACTACATCTACGAGCCATGGAACTCCAACGTCATCTTGAGAACTAACTCACGATGGCTGGGACCAGACGGTGCAGACGAATCATCCGCTCTGACCTTTACCGACAACCCGGCTGACATTGTTGTCACTGGTGGAGACACCTTTGTTCATGACGGCAATGTCGTTGGTTATACCCAGCGCTCTCTTGGTAAGAACAGCAGTTACTTCATCAAGGGTGTGACTATCACCATGACCAACAGCAGTGATGTGACAACAACGTACGGACCATACAGGGCATCATCAGCATTCCCTCAGGACGTAGATATCAACATTGGTCGCCAGTCTTCTGCTGGTGAAGCTCTGGCTAAGAAGATTGCATCCACATTGCCTCTAAGGTCCAGAGACGAACAGTTCACCTACAGAATCCGCACCAAGCTTCAGTCACGTAAGCAGATGGGTCTTGATGGTGAAGGTCCAGGTATGGCAGTTCTGAAGTCTCAGGGAACGACACAACGCATTGCCATCCTTGGTGTTACTCATACGGTCACTAGAGATGAGTGGACTGTTGAGTACGCATGTGGACCAGAGCATCTGATTTCACGCGAGTCAGACAAGCAGCCGTTCATTGTTACGGACTTCTCTGTGACTGAGAACGTGCCTGGAGTCCAGTGGAAGTTCGAATGGACAACTCCAGACCTGAATTCCAACGTTCCGCTGTACGCAATCATTTACAGCAGTGGACCTGATGGGGTTGGACCTGGAGAGATTTACCGTGGGGCTGCAAAGGCACCAGGTGTAGTGGAAGACATCTTCATCAGTGGTTTCGCGTCAGGCTTCTACACGTTCTATGTGTACTACACCAATAACCCGACTGCTGGTGACTACTCGACTAGCTACATCTACAGTCCGGGCTCAGCATCGCAGACGCTACTAATTTTCTAACAAAGGAGGAACTATGACATTTATTGATTTTACAGACGGCAACATCTTTGACGAAGCAGCAGCGGATGTCTTGATGCGTCAGTCCAATATCCATCTGCCAACTACCGCTGACATTACGTCTCAGCTTGGTAGTGGTATTCGAACATTGGGCATGACTGCATGGGCTGACGATGTGGAGACTATGTATATGTGGAATGGCACCAATTGGATTCCATGGGCAAGCACAGAGAAGACATCATCAGTTGGCTTCACAGCAGGAGGAACGAACGTCACCTTCGGCAACGCAACTGTCTCTCAAAAGTGGCGTTACTCAGGCGGCATGGTCAAGTGGAACTACCAATTCACAGTAGGCAGCACAAGCAACATGCAGTCAGGTAACTACGCTCTATCTCTGCCAGTTGCGGTACATGCTGACCAGCAATACGGCGTATTGGGACAAGTCAGCTTCTATGACACCAGCACAGCAATTATGTATCACCGTGTGGCTGTCAATCTGGGCAACACAACCAATATGGCAATGGTGAATGAGGCTGGTACACGTATGGGTACAACGAACCCAATTGCGCCTGGTGTTGGCGATGTACTGAGCATCAGCTTGCTATACAGACCAGCAGTAGGCGCGTTCCTGTGACAGAAGAGCAACTGAAGCTAGTAGCAGCAGCACTCTTGCTGGGAATGGTTATCAGGATGCTGACAGATAAAGATGATGAATGACTTCTTCTATCTCTCCGGAAGAAGGACAGACTCTCACTTAGAAATAGGTGGGAGTCTGTCTATTTTGACAGCCTTGATACGATTGAAGCTCAATCCGATAGTCAGGAGTTGCAGGTAGAACGGCAAGGACTACACCATGCAGGACGGCGACGTCGTGGAGTTCCGCTTCAACGTCTGATGCTGGTTCTGCTTTTCAGTAGTTGCACCTGCAATTCCTGACACTTCCTAGGGAGTGTCATGACAGAAATGCCTCAGAGTTGTGAGGAATTCGCCAGAGAGAGACTGGCAAATCGGGCCATTAAGGACTCCACCTATCGGGAGTACATGGCTACATTGAGGGCTCTGAACCTCACTGATGTTCCTTACGAGTGGGCAACGCTTGCAATGCTCACTTCTCGGCTGCAAAGGGTGATTAACCCTGGAACCCGGCGCAAACACGCTATCAACCTGAGGGCAACCCTTGGAGTAAAGGTTCCCTGCCCTCGCGCGGTTCAGAAGGTCTACATCCTTCCTGACAATGACGTGTTGCATGAGGCTCTAGCTGCCAGCGCTTACGCCATGTACGGATTCAGCATGCTCTATGCCGGTATGCGTCTTGGTGAGTCCTGCATAAAGCAGCCTCAGAACCAGAGCATTCTCAACATTGACAGGCAGAGGCGAGCAGACGGCACCATCACAGCAGCTAAGACCATTGGTCCTGTCTACGTTCCTCAGTGGTTTGCAGATGCCTACAAGGACTTCAAGCCACATCACGCAACCAACACGGTCTATATCGGCATTCGTAGGGCTTGCAAGAAGACTGGTATCACTCTCAACCCGCACATGCTCAGGCATGCCTTTGCAACCAATCTGGTCAATGCGGGGGCTACGCCAGAAGTTCTGAGAAGGCAGATGCGTCATCACGATGTAGCAGTGTCCTTGCGTTACTACGTCCAGACGACAGAGGCAGACATCACCAAGGTAGTTAATGCCATTGGTGGTGACCGATGACTCTCAGGAAGGCTTCAGAGGTCTCTGTAGGTGACTTCGTGTCCATGTACGGGGCTTGGTATGAGGTTGCGAGTATCAAGGCCACCTTCCACAACCCGCCGAAATTGGCGTTCACCTTTGAGAACGGCAAGACAGTCATCTTCAACGCTGATGACGTGTTGCTGTTGCTTGACCTGTAGTCTGTAGTTGCCGGTTTCCTGTTTGCACCGGTAGTGGAGAACCCCAGTCAACCCCCGGCTGGGGTTCTTCCATGTCTAGGCTGAGAATGTGAATGGCACAATTGAGCCAATCCCTAAATTGGCAGGAACATGCCAAGTGGCTTTACCATAAGTGCGGGTAATCGGTCAGCAGCCATAACGAGAAATCCGTATAATGGAACATGTAAGAGAAACACCGTGTTGGAGCAGAACACAGGAGGACTTACACCCACAGTTTTCATTCCCTGATATGTGAATGGAGGAACCCCCGACCCTGCTCCGGTCGGGGGTTCTTCTTTTGCAAAATTCACATATCAAAGGAGCAAGCAGTAATGAACATGGAAGTAAGGGCCCTATGGGCTATTAGAGACGCAAGAGGACTGAGCTACGCAGAGAAGGCATTCCTCTTCGTTGTCGCATCAAGAGGCTGCATGACAGCCAAATGGGATACAGCAGCAGCGGATATGGGCATGTCCAAGAACACCTACTACAAGACCCGCGATTCCCTACTAGGGAAAGGTCTCATCATCAAGGAGACTCGCTTCAACTCAACCACGGTCTACACAGTCTGCCTAGAGAGTCTTCTTTCCCTCACAGGGAATGAGAATGAGAGCCCTGAGCAACCTCTTTCCCTCACAGGGAATGAGTTTTCCCCCACAGGGAATGAGTTTTCCCTGTCAGGCGAAACTAAGGTAACTATTAAGGGAACTACTAAGGAAACTGATAGCGCTGTCGCTGACGCTCCAGCGCCCACCTTGCAAGAAGTAGAAAGCAAGGAAGAAGAACCAGCAGTTGTTGAGACTACTTCCTTGCCTTCAGAAGAAACCGGGCTTGTTCAAAGGATGCTCGCGGAACGCGCCGAACAGAAGGCACGGCTAGAGGCTTTCCTTGCTGAGGAAAATGAGACCCCATCAGAGGAAGAGCTAGAGCGACGGGCTCTAGGCAGGGATGAGCTAGCACATTATTGGACGTGCCGACGCAGGAAGGGAATGACACATGCAGAGGCTATGGCTGACGTAGACCAAAAGAGAGAGGTTGATATTGAATGGTGACAGAAGATGATTGGGAACCAAACGAAGAGGACATCTACTGGTACTTGGTAATGCGAGAAGAGGATGGATGCTTTGACTGAAATCCGCCGGATTTTCTACTGTGACGCTGACCATGAACCAATTTCATCAACAGTCTCAGGCGAATGTCCCTCTTGCGGAGAGAAGATGCGGGATATTGGCTACTTTGAATACATGTCGTGAGATAATTGAAATACAACATCTGTCGTATATGTTGCACCTAGCGAAGAGCACCAGGAGTTCTTGCCCTGGTGCTCTTCAATTTGGCTTTTTAAAAGAACCAATGAGATAATGAATATATGAGGTTGAAAGACCTCAAATACGCTAGGAGCAACAAATGACGAATGAAGACATGCAAGTTTGAGCAAGATGGGGTTAGGTGCGAACGCAAGCACTCAGCCCGTGGTTGGTGCGCAACGCACTACCAGCAGCAGTACCTATTTGGTGAGACGTGGCCTATCGG